CAATTCCGTACTTTTCCTGAAACTTTCCAAGGCGAAATCAAAGGGACGAATGCTAATCAAGGTAAACTTAGCTACGGGCCAATTCAAACTGTATTGCGTCACCTTCGATTACCGCAACTGATTGACATCAAAACTTTACGCAAAGCATTGGCTGAAAGCGATGAGAAAATCTATAAAGAGTTTTACGAGAATTATACACGCTATTCGATGGACTCTTCAAAGTTGCAGTTGGACGCATTTGTTGAAGAATGTAAAGCCAAAGGTGTTAGCTGGGCCTTTAGTAAATTCCTAGGATGCCAGCTTATAGATATAGTCAAGAGCAGTCATCGCGAAGATGATTTTATTACTTCATGTATTCAATATGCAAGCAGCAGTTCAGACCTGAGCGCACCTTTTATCAAATTAGAATAAATTGGATGGTAGCCATCTTAAGTTATCATATTATATAAATAAATTTAATATGATAACAAAGAATGCATTAACACAAGATCAGAAAGATCTTTATCGTAAAATTTATTTAGAAACGTATAGTATCTCTGAGATATTAAGACGGTGTAAAGACGGGGTTGGTCGAGTAAGAATACAAAAGTATCTTAATGAAATAGGTATTTATGAAGGCCTTACTGGTGATAATTATCTTAAGACGAAAGCTAAAAATCATGAAGATATAATGCTTTCAAAACATGGTGTAAAAAATTGGGGGCAAATCAGCGGGGGCTTTGCAATAATTAACGATATCCCATATGATAAATTACCATTTGTTCATGAATATAGCGAGTATTGTAAAAAGGTAAAAAAATTAACAGATAAAAATGTTAAGAAAATAAAAGATGCTAAAAAAATTCCTTCATACTGTCAATATAGCGGAATTATGTTTGCAGAATGTGAAAGCTTAAAAGTTAATCCAAATGATTGGCGAAAGCGATCCGTTGATCATATTAAGCCTATTATATTATGTTTCTTTGATGGTGATAGCATTGAATATGCGGCAAGTATTGATAACATTGCGTTTGTATTAAAATATATAAATAGTATTAAGGGAAATAGCACTCTTGAGAGTTGCACAAAAATAATCCAAAACATTAAAGAGAGATTTATAAATGCAGGTTACACAGTTGAAATCATTTAAAGATTATATTACCGAAGCTAGTGTCGCTGGCAAGAATGTTCATATGCAACATTTGGAAGATGCAGTATTATACGGCGGTGTCAGTGGTACACGTGATGCAATTAACGCTTTGCGCAGCCTACGCGATATGTTGGCCGGAAACTCGCATTCTAATATTGATGTAACAATTAAATTTGATGGCGCGCCAGCCGTGTTCTGTGGCGTTGATCCAAGCGATGGAGAATTCTTTGTAGCTAAAAAAGGTATCTTCAATAAGAACCCAAAGGTATATAAAAGTATAGCTGATGTAAAAGCCGACACAAGTGGCGAACTTGCTGACAAACTGAGTGTTGCTTACGTCGAACTAAAGAAACTTGGTATCAAGAATGTTATACAAGGCGACCTGATGTTTACCAAAGGTGACCTAAAAACGGTTAGTATTGAAGGAGAAAAGTATGTTGTGTTTCAACCCAATACCATTGCATATGCCGTTCCTGCCAACAGCCAATTGGCTGATACGCTAAAGAAGGCAAATCTTGGCATTGTATTTCACACATCATACAATGGCAGTAGTTTTGAGAGTATGACTGCTAGTTATGGCGTTGACACACGATCTCTTAAAAAGTTGCCTAGTGTATGGTATCAAGATGCAACCATTCATGACCTGAGCGGTAAGGCTACACTGACAGCAGCTGATACGGCACAAGTTACGGCTGCACTATCTGAAGCAGGCAAGATCTTTCAAAAGATTAGCAGCACCACTCTAAAAGCTATCGAACAGGATGCTGAATTTGCAACCACTCTCGAAACATACAACAATACGTTTGTTCGCAAAGGGCAAACTGTATCTGATACAAAGGGGCATGTTGCAGGGTTGATTGCATGGGCAACCAAAAAGTTTGATGCTGATGTGGCAAGCAAGAAAAGTGAAAAAGGGCAGGCTGCCGCAAGCGCGCGCAAAGATGCTTACCTAGCATTTTTCAATGACTCCAACAAAGCTAATCTTGACTTGATGTATCAGCTACAAAATGCAATTGTCAAGGCTAAACTTATTATTATAGAAAAGCTTGACAGTCTCAAAAAGATAGATACCTTTGTCAAAACAAGTGATGGGTTCCGCGTAACAAGTCAAGAAGGCTTTGTTGCAATTGACCACCTCAAAGGTGGCGCAGTTAAACTGGTTGACCGCATGACATTCAGTAAAAACAATTTTGATCCAAACGTAATCAAAGGATGGCAAAAATGAATATACAAGACGACCCATTGGTAGGTATAGCACGTGCTATACTTGAAGGAGCAGCTCATAAGTTTGGTGATATGATTAGCGCATCTAGCATTGATGCCGCTGAGTTAATATATGAAACGCAAAAGATTGACCATAAGCATGGCAACTTTAGTGAATACCTTGATCCTACGGAAGGTGGCGGAGGTGATACAACGGACATGTTTATTGACAAACAATGGGAGAAATTTTATAAAGCAAACGACCTGCGTTTTACCGTATTTGGTTATATGCTTGACGTATTTACTCCTAAGAGCAAGACCTTATTAGCCTTTGCAAAGCGTATGATTGAATGGCCTTCATATAAAAATCCTCCAGAAAAATATGATTTGCTTGATGAGGTAAAGGAAACATATACTCATGTAGGAATTGTGCGCACAACCGAAAAGTATCGCCTAATTGTTGATGAAGCAACTTATAAAGCATTACCAGCTGAAGTGATTGGCAATACACTGTATGATTATAGTTTCCATGCTGGTGAAGGAGCCGTCGCTAGTTTCCTTATGGCGATTGGCAACAGCGAAAGCGATGTAAAGGCAAAACTTAAAAAGGCATTGGGTAAAGTTAAAGCAGAATACATTGGTAATGCAATGGAACTTAAGTATGCACAAAAACGCGCAGTAGGGAGATAATATGAACTATCCAAATATACAAGACGATCCATTGGTAGGTATAGCACGTGCTATACTTGAAGGCACAGATGCACCACAAACTATTCCAGCTAATTATTCAACACCATCTGACTTAAATGTTAACTATTCATTCTATGAAATGAGAGAAGCAACAGGTCCATTCATGTATATTGGGCCGGGGCGTGGTACACTAATATATATGCTAAACCGCACCAATAAGCGTGCTGTACACGATGCCATCTTCATTGCGCTTAAAAAAGCATACAACGGTGGTGTTTGTGATGCGGCTAGCATCCAGAGAGTCCTAAAGTATCATGATGTATATACTCTTAAGCCGTTAAAACCTAATGATATCAAACACAACCTTAGTGAAATTAACCGTGGCTTTGATGATCAAGACGCTGCGCGCATGAAAACGCGTGCTGGTCGTGTTTGGTCAAACATCCCAGTAAAAGTTTTTCGCAATAAAAAGTTTGATTTTGTTACCTTTTGGGCCAAACAGAATGACATTAAAATGTCTGATGTTAAAGCTGTACACGACGCATTTAAGTTAAAAAATAACATCTTATGGGTCTGTTCCGATTCAGAAAATTTTAATTTATATGGCGACCGCACGACCAATGATACTCCGTCCAAAACAAAACAATTGCAGAGTAAGTTGTATCCAAATCTTACACATGACCAAATCTTGGCTATCATCATTAAGGCACATACCTCTGCTGCTCAAAAGTTAACTAGTGTTGAACGTGATGTTGTCGATGAGTTTAGAGGTACTAAAGATCGTGATATGCAAGCATTGGTTAAAAAGTTAACTGGAGGATGGGATACGGTCGCCGCCCGTAATTATTATTCACGCATGTCAGAAGATAATATGAACTATTCAAATATACAGGACGACCCATTAGTAGAGATTGCAAAACAATTCCAATCTTATAGCCAAAGGATAATATAAATACAAACCTATGAGCAAACCTTTTTCATTTAGAGACTTGATGGTTGTTGATCAGACTGAAGGCGCATGGGATGACGCTATCGGATTGATTGCATATCAATACAAAAAGCGCCGCCGTGGAATTATTGGTGAAGCAACCCAAGAGCCGTGTGAGGAGTGTGCGACCGAGCCATGTGAATGTGATGAAAGTTTTGAAGCACAATTTGATGCATTGACACCAACGGCTGAAGCTGTATTAACTGGACCGCAGCGCGCAGATTGGGCCCGAGTTAATGCCGGTGCAATGAGCCGTGATGATTATAATAAAAAGTATAAGCGTGGTAAATATCGTCCAGCCGGCAATAAGCTTGCTGGTCCAGGAGGACTATATAAAAACCTTGTTAAAGGTGTATAAATCATATTATGATAAAGTCCTTTAAGTCATTTACTGAAGAGCGCACTAATGGCGTTGTAGTTACCTTTGGGCGCTACAATCCACCTACCGTTGGTCATGAAAAATTATTTGATGCTGTCGCAAAAATTGCAAAAGGCAAAAACTTTTTAATCTATTCTTCTCAAAGTAATGACCTTAAAAATCCATTAGCTTATGATGACAAGATTAAGTTTCTTCGCAAAATGTTTCCATCATATGGGCGCAGTATTATATCTGATAAAAGTGTAAAGAACGTATTTGATGTTGCTGTAAAAGCATATGACGGCGGATATAACAAATTGACTCTGGTTGTTGGCAGCGATCGTATAGATGAATTCACAAAGCTGTTAAACAAATATGATGGCGTTAAAGCCGGCCATGGATACTACTCATTCCGTGATGGTATTGAAGTTAAGAGCGCTGGTGAACGGGATCCTGATAGTGATGGAGTCAGCGGTATGAGTGCTAGCAAAATGCGAGCGGCGGCCGCCAACAATGATCTTGAAGCATTTGCAAAAGGCGTACCCAAAACATTTGGTGATGTCAAAGACATGTTCAATGCAGTGCGCGTTGGCCTCGGTCTTAAAGAAAGCCACAACTTTCGCAAACATGTTCAATTTGTAGCCGTTTCAGAAAACCGTGAACGCTATATTGCTGGAGAAATTTTCAACAAAGGTGATGTGGTATACAGCACCAAAACCGGTGAAGCTGAACTAATGATCACTGAACAAAAACCAAACTATGTAGTGTGTAAGAACCTGCATACGCTAGCCGAAAGCAAAATCTTTGTGGCTGACTTGCGACTAACATTAGAAAATATACAACCATTATGCACAGCATGAAAAATTTAGTAGAAGAAAGACAAAAACGTATTGTTCAAATAGCGACCAATAGTCCATATGACGACTTGATTGCGCAATTTGTTGAAAGCACAGCCGACTTTAAAAGCCTCAGTATTCTTGATATTAAAGAAAAGTATCATGCATTCATTGAAGAGAATACACCAGACGATTATGAAGCTGGCGGTATTGATAAAGGAGAAACCGCTAAGATTCGTTGCATTGGGAGTCACGGCGCATGCCGCATAGGTGATACCTATAATGGCCGCTGGGTTGCTAGTGCACGTTCTAATGTATTGCGCCTAGAAGTTGATAACCTGCCTGGTGCTACGCAGCATCCAATTATCTTTTACGATAAAAACACAAACTACATCTCAATCCCAAAACAATTCAAACTATTATGAAAACATTATCGCAAATCTTAAACGCCGTTCCAGCTGTTGACCTTACCGAAAGTCATTCATGGAAGATTCTTAATACAACACTTCACGGACTAGGTTTTGAAGCAGCTAAAGGTTCTGACCTACGCAGCTTTAAAGGCCTGCCTAAGGATGACATTTACCATCTATATGGTATTCCAATGCGCGCTGGTAAGTGGGCTGACGTATGGTTCGTTATTCTTGAAGATGGCTATGCAGTTGTCAATGATGAAAAGGTAACCATGTTTGATCATATGGGAGATGCTATTAAAGCTATTCAAAAGATTGGTGTTCAACAGAAGAAGAATGCTGTCAATGAAGATCGTAGTTTTGAAACATTTGATGACAAACACCTTAAGATGTGGTTAAATATAAACTGGACAACCGCAAAGGTGGGCGATCAGTTTGCAAAGGAGCTTAAAGCTGCTGCAGCTGAGGCTAAGAAACGCGGTCTTAAGTGGATGACAGAAGAAAAGTTGAGTGCAGACGACGATGCAGGTGTATGGATCAGTGATTTTGTAAAGAGTACCGACACACGCTTTGAAGGCAAGAGTAAAAAGGAACGCATCAAGATGGCGCTAGGTGCTTATTATGCAGCTCAAAACGAAGAGTTTGAAACCGAAGGAACTCAACTAGACGAAGAAGTTGACTATTATAAATTCAAACAGTTGGCTATCCTTGGATTGTTATCACCAGGCGATGCAAATAAAGCAGCTCTTGGCATGAAAGCTATTGAAGGCGGACATCCACCAACTCAAGAACAAAAGAAAATCATTGGTGATACTCTTGTTCTATTGGTTAGTATGATTACAGGCGATAGCGCAATATTAAACAAACTAAAGAAGACTGCTCGTGACGCTAAAACACCTGCGGCATAAACAGTCTAATGGTTCTTTCTCTATTGCAACGGTACTCCCTTCGGGAACCTACGGTAACAACTGATGTAACAAGATTGTTTAATTAAGCAACCTTAACGTATCATATGGTATACAATATTGCACCATTTCGTATAAAGTATTATACCATATGACATTAAACTTGTAAAGGATAAAATTCATAAATTACAAAATAAATGCAATTCGACGGAAGAAAACAAATTGTTAAGAGTGTTCAAGCTGCATTGGGTTTGGATGCTGATGGTGTTGACGGCGCACACACATGGACTGCTATTGCAGCTAAGATTGGTGTAGCTGCAGCTACTGTTGCACCAGTATCAACCTCAACCGTTGTTGGTATTGGTGACGCTGCCTACAAACTTATTCTTAAGTATGAAGTGGGTGGAGGCCCAAGCTATTACAATAAAGCATTGAAGAATCCATGTTACCCAGGTGGTGAAAGTGGTGTTACCATTGGTATTGGTTATGATATGGGTTACAATACTACTGCTCAATTTGCAACCGATTGGAAAGGGCTATTAAGCGCATCAGATTATACCCGACTTGTGCCACACCTTGGCAAAAAGAGCAGTCCTGCAAAAGATGCAGTGCGCATTCTTAAAGATATTAGCGTATCTTGGGAAGCAGCTGAAGTGGTATTCAAAGGCAACACGCTACCACGCTTTATCAAGGAAACTGTTCGTGCATTCCCAGGCTCTGAACGGCTACACGAGGACGCCTTTGGTGCACTTGTAAGTTTAGTATTTAATCGTGGTGGCAGCATAACTGGCAGTTCACGTGCTGAAATGTTAAACATCAAGAATGCAATTGCCTCCAATCGTGCTGACATTTATGCCTACATTGCAGATCAAATCGTTGATATGAAACGTCTTTGGGTTGGCAAAGGTTTGGATGGATTACTTACACGCCGCGATGAAGAAGCAAAGATGGTCAAAAGCTGTGCTTAATTATAAATAGATTGTTATGCCACACTATACTGCTCCACGCACGTTGTCTCGTAAGATTGAGGATTACCTTGACTATGGGTTTACTAGCAATTCTTCAAGTGCTGCAACTGCAACCTCAACAGCATATGACGGGTTTGGGCGCCTTCGTGTGGCTGAACCTTATACATTATTTGATAGTCAGCATCGGTATTCAGAAAATAAAAAATGGAATAATGTTCTTACCGGAACTGGTGCAGTAGCTTATATACAAAGTGAAAGCGCTGTTGACTTAAAGGCGCCAGCCGGTGCTGGAACTGTGACGAGACAAAGCAATGTTGTATTTCCTTATCAGCCAGGAAAATCATTGCTCTTAATGAATAGTTTTGCTTTCAGTGCCCGTACCACAACGGGATCACAAACAGTTACGCAACGAATCGGTTATTTTAGCAGTGATAATGGCATTTATCTTGAACAAACAAACGGCACCGCCGATGTAGTGACGCCTCGTAATGGTAATGGCTTACGATTTGTATTGCGATCAGACAGCACAAATACAACAGTTGGCGATTCAACAGAAATTTCTGTTGAGCAGGCAAATTGGAATGGCGATAAGTTTGACGGAACCGGAATTAGTGGCAGAATTTTAGATATTAGTAAAGCAAATATATTCTGGATGGATATCGAATGGCTGGGTGTTGGTGATGTTCGTTGCGGATTTATTGTTGACGGCCGAATGGTTGTTGCACATACATTCCATAATGATAATATCAACACCACTTCCTATATGACAACCGCGGTGTTGCCTATAAGATATGAATTGACCAACACTGGTTCTACAAGCCCATTCATTAAACAGGTATGTAATACTGTAATTAGTGAAGGTGGTTTTAACCCAACTAGCATTACATATAATCAATTAGCAACCGCTAATATATCAAATGCCAATCTTCGTACTGCAGCCACAGATGGATTATTCTATAATGTAGTTTCAATACGATTGGCCACAGGCAAAACTGATGGTATAATTATTCCTACTGATATTGAATTGCTAGGAGAAAGTAACAAATCATATCAATGGGCTTTACTTCGTAACGCTACATTTGGCACCGCTCCTACATGGACAACACATGCGGATTGTGACACAGCCCAATTTACAACTAGTGTATCAACGATCACCGGCGGTGTGTTGGTAAAGACTGGATATTTCACAAGTAATAGTGGAAGTGTTGGTGCAACGCTTGCTGGTGATATTGCATTGCAACTTGGAAGAACTATAGCTGGAGTGTCTGATACGTATACTGTTGCAATTACAACTACTGGCACAAACGCAAAATATACAGGCGGCCTTGCATGGTATCAAATCATATGAAGACACTACAACAAATATTAGAGACTCCAACCTTTACGCTGTTTGAAGCGGCTGAATATGATGGTAAAGAAGTAACACTCAACAAGCCATTTCGCAGCGATGACGATAAACATAAGTTTTATGTATATGTCAAAAACGAAAAAGACAATGTAATCAAACTTGGTTTTGGCGATCCCAACATGGAAATCAAACGAGACGACCCAGCGCGTCTAAAAAGTTATCGTGCACGCCACGGCTGCGATACCGATCCTGGCCCAAAGTGGAAAGCTAACTATTGGAGCTGCAGATTCTGGGAAGCAGGCAAGAGTGTTAGTGATTTGCTTAAAAAATAATGTACATTACAAAAAATGCAGTATACTTGCATGTGCCTAAAACCGGCGGAACATGGATGGATTCTGTATTAAGCAGCATTATAACAGAAGGCCATGATTGCAATTTGGATTGGATGCCAAAAGAATATACTCATTGCTTTGCAGCAGTAAGAAATCCTTGGGCATGGTATGTTTCTCTTTATAAGTTTTGTATATACGGTTCAGAAATGGAAATGCCAATTTGGCCGCAAAGCATTATGATGACATTTGGTGTTAAGACTGTATCATTTGAAACATTCTTAAAAACTCTATTGTCACCATCACATCAATTTAAGCATGACCTTATTAAAAACAATCGCATTGTAATGATGCAAAATTATTTTGTTGATTCGGATGATTGGGAATTGCAAAAAAGATTAAAGAATACATATAAGCCTATTGCTCGTGAATGGTTAAATAATCAATATGATTATTATACACACGTTTGTAACCTTTATTTACAACATGCAACAGTAATTGGTAAAACCGAAACATTAAAAGATGACTTGTCAGCATTTATAACAGCTGTAGGAGATATGACTCCACAGGTAAAGTACCAACTTGACAATATGTTGCCAATAAATACTACTACAAAGGATGACTATCGTGAATACTATTCAAAATCATTGCGTGATTTGGTATATGATCATGCTAAAGAAGTCATAAATAAATTTGGTTATACATTTGAATATGAAACGTACGCATGACTTGACAGAAAAGAATTTTCTACTGTATGCAGCTACCAATTATAACAATCCACGCTGCCTTGATGTAAAAGAATTTCATGAGGACCTTAATCGTCTTAAATATATCAAAAAGCTTCTAAACAAATACCAAGAAAAAAGTATACTTCAGGAGCGACTAATTTTAAACCATTTGATCATTATGCACAACGTGTTTAATATCTCTGCTGCAACGCGCATGTGCTTTTTTAAAATTAAAGAAACACATTGGCCAACACTAAAAACTTTTTTATTGTATCTTAACTATATACCTGAAGATCAGTATCTTAATATACCAATTGACTTGCGCGTAGCGCGTGTTCTTCAAAAATTATAAATACATTATGGGATTCTTTTCAACTGCTACAGACACATACTTTGCATTTCGTTTTCTGCGACTGCTTACAACTCCTTGGGAAAAAACAGGAGCTTACAAGCTGGGCATAATTGATGCTGAAGGAAAGATACTGCGTAAGCCAATCGACATGAGCGAACGCAGCAAATACAACATCTTTCACCGATTAGTATTTCGCATCAAGCGTTTGCTCAACAAGATTCCATTTGGTAAAACCACCGTAGCTAGCTATCTTGCTGCGCTATGGCTTATTAAAGAACATACGGGCATCAGCGACAAAAGAATCCATAGTATATTGCATGAGGTTACTGGCGTTGACATTGATATGAATAGCTTGATTGAAAGCACATGGTATATCAACGAGGACTCAACACTCCAAAGCGGTGTGTATACACTTGCAAGAAATATTGCATTTGCAACCACAGGCGAAGAACTTCAAATTATAAATACCCAAGTGGTTGTAAAAGAAAATGCAATTGCAGTTGGATCAATTTTAGGTGTGCCGGTTTATGAAGCATGCCATGTAAAAACTCGACAGACACTATTTGTAACACCATACGACCTTAAAAGATGAATGCTAAAGAAGATACAACCACTGCAAATGTAGCATTGCCAGCGACTGGCAATCGCCCGCATGACAACAGCGACACTATGATTCGCCGTAAAAAGTTTATGCAGTTTGATGTTAATAGCGATACATTTC